ATGTCACCGATCCAGTAGATCTTATCAACTTTGATGCCGATAGGTGCAACTTGTGCTGCAACGTCCTTCTGAACAGCAGCGATCAGATCTGCTTTACCTGCGCCGTAAACAAACTCGATATTCTTGCTAGATGCTTCTTTCACAAGCGAGTCACGAACCATGTTGCGCAGGAAGGTATCGGTGATTTCATCAACACCACGACGATACTTCTGGAAGATTTCCGTCACTTTAGTCGGGTCGATAGAATAAGAAATACCGATGTCTGCGTTTGCAGTCATGCCGTCAGAAGTTTGGAAAGAGATAGATTCGTCATTGGGCGAACCTTCAGTCGCGTCACGAGTCCACACATAGTTCTGCATGAAGGTCGGGAACAGATACAGTTCCTCATTCATGCCGATCCAATAACGACCGACACCGAGTTCTTCCGAATCAACACCTTTGCTGCCGCCAAGCAGATAAACTTTCACACCAACGTGACCAGCAGGAACAGTGCTACAAGCAGCAACTGACCCAACAAGCAGAGCCATCAGAGCGACATTACGAAGTTTCATTATTTAGAGACCTTTTTGAGTTGTTTTTCAATGTTTTTCACGAACTGATATGCCACTACGGGATATGTAATCAGTGCGGCGATGCCGAGCCCAACAAGTTCAGTGGATGCAGCAGAGAATAGAAACGGCAGAACAATGCCGAAGGTTGCTAGCGTAAACAGAACAAATGTCACGCAAGTAAGATACAGTTTAGTCACATCAACTCCTCATGATGTATCATTCATACGATGAATATCGGATTATTTCGAAATAATGTCAACCACGTTTATGCGGCAAGTTTGACATCTTCTTGTAGGTATGCATCATAGTCAACAACAGTCCCGTTAAGAACATCTGCAACTTGCTGTGCATCTTTTTCTGTTTTGAAGGTGAGGGGAACAATATCATGAGGGCGATACAACCCCTCACCAATAAAAACTACATGAAGAACAATTTTGCCGTCACGTTCTATTGCGTATGTTGCCATCTTAATCTCCTTATATAAGACTAAGATATTTATAGAAATCAGAGAACAGCGATTTTCCGCATGATTTCAAAGACTTCATCGAGAGTCTTCACGACGATTTTAGCATCAGTCCAGCTATCATCATCGTCGCGTCCGCTATAAGTAACAATGAATCCGTTGTCTGCGAAGTCAACGTTGACAGATTCTACTTCACGGGTCACTTCTTGCTTTTTACGAGCCATAGTATTTCCTTTTCATGTTGAAGATTTGGTAGAAGTGCTGGGACTCGAACCCAGTCAAGAACGCTAATCTGGCGCTAAAAGGCTTATAAGACCTCTCTGACTACCCAGTCTCACTTCCAATATTTCACTGTTCTTTAGGTTTACCCATAACCAGAAGCACAATCAATCCAAAAATTCCAGTTAGAATTCCGATTGCACCCCAAATTACAGGGTTACGTCCGTTACGTTCTGCAACCGCATAACAAATTGCGGCGATAGCAAACCATACGATCAACGACACAACATCCATTATATATTCCTTTATTTGTTTGTCAACTGTTTAATTCGTTCTTTCATCCATTCAGTGATAGCACACCAATCTTCGTCTTGATATGTTACATCAACAAGTTCTAAATTACTTAGCGCAATTCGAAGTCCTGCTAGTTCAGTATAATCAATACTAGACTTTGCCATATTATCTCCTGAATGTTTGGTAGGCCCGGAGAGACTCGAACTCCCAACCTAAGCGTTATGAGCGCTCAGCTCTAACCATTGAGCTACAGGCCCGTTATGTCAATTCATCAAACCGATTTTAACGTTAAGAACGTAATTTTCCATTTGACTCAGAACCATTGCGACAAGGAGCGTCAAATAACGCTCATTCTCATTTTCAATATCGTTTAGCATGTCAATGACTTCTGAAGCAATGACTTGATACGCAGCGTCTTGATTAAGATTCAGATGTTCCCACATAAGCGGGTTTTCTTTTTCTGCTTCTTTAGCAAGCGCTACGATGTCTGATACTGTGATTTTCATGTGATTTTGGTGCCCCCTCCCGGACTCGAACCGGGACCCGAAGAGGAGATTTTAAGTCTCCCGCGCCTACCAATTACGCCAAGGGGGCAATATCCTTATTTATTTGCGAACTACTGCAGCAAAAAGTAACACAATCAAAAAGATTGCGAGCACGATTGCAAGCGGAGCCCAGAGCGGCGCAAGAACCCACCACCACGACCATGCGATATAACCGGTCAGTTTTAGGGTAATGAATACGATGGCGAGGAGACCGAAGAATCCGATGCCGCCCGATTGAGTTTGCGTTTGATTAGCCATTAGTAAAGTTTTTCACTCCAGTATGCGTTGATTGCATGTTTCATTGTATCGAATTTTTTGGGTTGAGACATGATCCATTCAGCGATCTCACCCATCATAGAAATTTCAAACTCTGACGAGCAAGGTTTCGCGTTTACGCGGCGTGCTTCGTCAATCACGATGTCTTCCATCACCATCTCCGTTTTCATCATGTAACGTTTATCACATTATTCCGAAAATATGTCAACCACATTTTTCAGACTCTTTGCGTGGGTCCTGTGTATCTTGCATTGGATGATCCCGTTGTAGTAGTCATCTCGCAATAACACATCATACTGAAACTGCAACTTTGCTTCGATGTATGACATCTCACCCTTTGTCTTGCAGAGGTGCAAGATTTCTCGATGGAACGCATCAGCACCAAGTTGTTCAACGAGCATCTTGACTTCATCAGAAGAACCGAAATACGTCTTCCAGTCAGATTCTTTGCGAACAATGCGCTTCCGCGTCTTACCTTTGAGTGGTGGGAGTTTGTTTGTCGATATGAATAGCTTCTTTCCGATGTATTTCATACCGTTTGTTTTGTTGGTGATTCTGTAAACAAATCCCATAGAATCACCGATCATTTCAGAAGTAAATTCTTCGCCGTTCAAATACCAAGTCATAGTAAGTCCTCATATATGTTGTGTTATATATGAGGGCGAACACTACTTATTCTTCTTCAGACCAATCAGTTGCGTCTATTTCAGTATATTCGTCAAATGCTTCGTCAAAAGCAGCATCAATTCCGCAACATTCATCAAGAGTGTCGCAATCATGATCTTCGAAAATTTCAATCATTCTAGAATAAAATGTTTGGCGAACATCATCGTCATCAACGATTTCTGCCAATGCTTCAATTAATTCTGATGCTAAGCGTGATCCACTTGCCCATCCCATGTTAATTCTCCTTAAATTTGTAAGTGTAAGCTATTCTTTTCATTTCGCCCGTCCATTGGTTACACGGATCTTTTCTGCAATCAATCCAACCTTCGGGTGTTTCTGTGTTGATGTCTGAGTTCCATATAACATGTTGTTCAAACGGACATTTGTCATAATAATCCACAAACTCGTCTGCCCATCTAGGATGACATTCAATAAGATTGCCGCCTATAGTTTCTATATTGAAATATATGGGCAGTTCCCCGCACACTGATAATTTATACACGAGGAATTTTAATCTATTATCAGGTTCAATTTTTTCAACTTGCCATTCGGTGAAGTTGGGACCATTCAAACCTCTAGCGGCATATACTTCAACTATCTCGTTATGCTCATACTTTATGTCGTAACTAATGTGTTCACCAGTATAAAATGGCATCCACATCATTCCAGGTTCATATTTCATATCATCCTTTGACATGACTTTCTTTGAACCTATGCCCAATCCGTGAACGTTGATAACAGGTTTAACCCAAACGGGATATTCCGGAGGTTCTATTCCGACAGGACCACATACATTCCCTAGACGTTGTTGAACGTAGAGTTTATTCAACATCCAACGACTGCGCGGGAGTTTGTTCCATGCAGTTATATCGTCTCTAATTATCGTGTCCATGTAATTTATTCCTATCTAGAGTTATGTTTTTCTGCGCTCTGATATGCTTGTTACCCCATGTCCAACATTCACCTGTCTCATCAATAAAACAAACCCAGTATAGATCTGACTCAGGCCCATAATCAATCAGAAAATGGGCCCAAGCAGATCCTTTAGGGGTATCAACCGGCAATGGTGGGTTGAGTTGTAAAATCATGCTTCACAAGACGCACATGTCATAATGTCTCTTACCAACTGTTGTGCGGGATTTGCTGAACGTTGATAGTAGAATGTTTTTACACCCAATCTCCAACCTTCAATGATTAGAGCATTTACATCTTTCGCTGAAACTTCCGGCGCAATTAGAATGTTTAGCGATTGCGACTGGTCTATGTATTTTTGACGTGCTGCTGCTTGTTGCACAATGCTGATAGGTGCAATTTCGCTGAATGTCTTGAATACATCTTTTTCATTTTGTGACAAGAAATCTAGGTGTTGCACAGAACCGCCACGGATTAGAATTGATTCCCAAATTTCAGTGTAACTCATAGTCGTGTCGCCATGACTGACATGATCTTGAATTACGCCATCTAGGTATGGGTTCTTGTATGTGAACTTACCTTTTGCAAGATCTTTTGTGAAATAATTCGATGCAAGCGGTTCGATAGATGGTGATACTTGTCCGAGAATGAAACTAGAAGAAGTTGTCGGTGCAATAGCAGTGCGTGTAAGGTTGCGAACACCATAGCCGAGTAGTCCTTCTGGTTCACCATATTCTTCAGCGAGTTCTTTCGATGCAATCAATGAACGGTCATCAATGAACTTGCTGATTTTGATAGCAAGCATGTGAGCGTCAAACGATTCAAACGGAATCATCTTTGATTGCAAATACGAATGCCAACCGAGTTGACCCAATCCCAATGCACGCCAACGACGAGCAAAGTTATTTGATGGTTCCATATAGCGAACACCGTCAGTTTTTTCGATGTATTCTTCCATGACTGCATCAAGGAACCATGTCATCACTTCAACTGCGTCAGTGTTTACCCATTCGTCAAACGTGAGAATATTCATTGATGCAAGATTGCAAACAAAAGATTCATCGTTAGATGACGGCAAAGCGATTTCAGAGCAAAGATTGGATGCCCAAATCGGAATGTTTTTGTCTTTCAAAACTTGTGGTTTGTTTTTGTTCACGGTATCAGTGAAGAACAAATACGGGTAACCAGATTCACGACGCTTACGCAGGACTCTTGCCCACACTTCGCGTTTCTGTGCGTCACCCGCAATCATTTCTTCCATCCACTTGTCAGTGATACAAACACCGAGTGAAAGATTTTGAACAGGAGCGCCGACTTCACGAATTTCCAGGAATTCCATGATGTCTTTGTGTTCAATGTCGAGGTATGCAGCGAATGAACCACGACGAGTTGAACCCTGACTGATTACGTCAACAGCAGTATCCCATAGCGCCATGTAATAAGCAGGACCGTTTGCTTTGCCATTACGACCGCCACGGACATCAGCGCCACGAGGTCTAATCTTCCCAAAATAACCAGAAGTTCCTGCGCCATTCTTTGATTGAATACCGACTTCACCTAGTTTGTCGAAGAAAGATTCAACGGTATCATCAATATAGACACCATTACAAGAAATCGGCAATCCCTTATCAGTTCCGAAGTTTGCCCATACGGGCGAGGACAAGGAGTAGTACCCCTTGCTCATATAGTCATAAAATTTATCAGCGAATCCTGGTTTATCTAGAATCTTTTCCGCTGCCTTTGCGATTTCACGAACTCGCTCTTCAACTGTCATATTGCCGTCAATATAACCCCGTGAGAGGAAAGTTCGTGAGTCTTCATTTGCCCATTCAAATCCCATTTTGTTCTCCTTAGAATAGATCGTCTGCTGTAATTGCTGTTCCTCGTGCATACTCAACAGGTCGCTTCTGAAAGAAGTCAGTCATGTTTGAACCTAGAAGTTCTTCATCAAACCAATATGTTTGCTTGATGTGTTCAGGGTCGTAATAAATCTTTGAAGAATCGAAACCAATCTGATCAAGTGAATCTGCCATACGCTTTGCGATGAAACTCTTGAGAATAGCAGCGTCAAGTCCCGGCAATTTCAGATCGCCAACGATCCAATCAATAACCTTTGCTTCTGCTTTCAACGAGTCAATGCACTCTTCTGCAATGCGCTTTTCAAGTTCTTCATCAAACAGTTCAGGATATTCTTCACGCAAAGTGTTGATCAATTTGATACCAACCTGAGCGTGTAGCATTTCTTCGTTACGAGTATATTGAACTTGCTGAGCGCAATCTTTCAGAATAGCACGGTTACGATTGAAGTGCATGATAACATAGAACTGTGAGAACAAACTCACGTTTTCGACAAACAAAGTGAACAACGTGATAGCGTAAACATATTGCTTTTTGTCATCCTTGTATGCTTTTTTCAAATATTTTCTTAGATAGTTTACACGACCCTTGATAACTTCCTCATTGAGGTTTTGTTCAAAGACATGTGTGAGATGCAATACGTCTAGCAATTTTTCGTATGCTAGATTATGTATGACCTCTGAATTTGCCATAGCAAAGCCCAAGTCACGAATTGACGGATGTGGCATGTGATCGCCAATTCTTGCCCAGAACGTCTTGACCGCGACTTCAATTTGTCCGATAGCAGACAAAGCACGAACAACGACTTCCTGTTCTTTAGGCGACAAATCAGTTTTGAATTGTGAATAGTCAGCACGGAAATTGAACTCGTCAGGAGTCCAGAAACCTTGCCAAATCGCATCAATGAACTGCTTTGTCCATGGATACTGATCTGGCTTTCTCGCAATTTGCTCTTCAAAAAGCATTGTTACCTCTTTTAATTACTGATGAATTTTTCAGATAGCGGGAAGATTTTATGGATTGCCTTTGCCACCTCAATAGCAATTTCCATATGTTCTTTTTGTGTCCCGTTACCTGAGCGTAGTTGAATATAATGAATCCATGAACGAACTGTGCCTTGCATATAGAGACGAGACACTGTATTTCCTTCGGGCAGAACAGCCCTTGCAACTTCTTTTGCAATTCCTTTGCTCAAAGCCCAATCATATGCTTCTTTTGCAACAGCAATTGATTTTTCTTGCATAAGACGCCATTCACGATCTAGATCACGATCAAATGGACGATCCATATTCAATTCGACAGAATCTTGACGATTCTTTGGGTGTTGCAACCGTGCTTCACGAATAACAAATGCTTCCCCCAATGCGTCAACTTCTTTATAGCGCTGACTGAACTCCTGGAACGAGAATGAACGGTGTCGCAGAATCTGTCGCGCAATGTCACGAGTCGTTTCAATTTCGATAGTGACACTCGCCATTTCAAAAGGTGACCAGTGTGAATGTTCCGCAAGATAAGTCAGAAGACGCTCAGATGTCTCAAAGTTATTTTGAAACTGTGGGTTCGACACTTTAGCACAGTAAGCAATCAAATCCTGAACGTCATCAAGACCTTCAATGTCTAAATCATCAACAGGTGTCGTATGACCAAACAATTTCACTTTCATTAGCATTTTCTCCATTCAGCCAATTTTAATTTCGCTTGCAGATCAGAGTATGTGTTCTGATCAATAATCTTTCTAAGACGGGTTGTCACCCGACCAATGTATTCGGTATTGACGAAACTGAAATCTTTGATTTCTGCTTTGACCATATCGTTAATGTCTTTTTTCGTAATTGTATCAGGCCAGACACATACCGAATAACCGGCAGCGATGGCATGTTCCATCTTCTTCACTGTGTCTTTATTGCGTGGCTCATTATCATATACAACAACATATTGTGTTTTGTCAACTCCTAATTTGGGTAGTTCCCGCACGATTTCACCGCCAGCACTTGCGATACTGTTGGGAATAAACATGGAGTCGATAGGACCTTCAAAGACGTAAATCGTATCTCTTGTGTCAATCGCATCCATTCCATACAATCTAGGGTAGTTCTCATCAACCATGAGTGTTATATATCGTAGCTTATCGTCAGGATTAAACGATCTGCCTTGCAATCCGATCATCTCTCCATTGTCATTCATGAATGGAATAACCAGTCGTGGTTCGTCAATCGTGGTGTCACGAAATTTTCCAGGCATAAACGTATTGACCCACGACTTAAACTTTGAGCAATAGTATAGTTTAGCATGATACGGCGTCGGAATTTGACGAGACACAACGTAACGTTTCGCAGGATGATTAGTCATTGACGAAATCTTCTTCAACAACTTCAATGGGTCATCTTGTTTCTTGAATTTAGGTTGCGCCATTTTGACCTCAGGAATAATCTCCTGCGGCGGTTTGCCTTGACCTTTTTCTTTAAGGAGTTCTAGCGCATACTCATTGTGCAAATTAACGTCAATGAGTTTGATGAAGTTTTTGAACGACTTCGTATCGTTACAGTTGTGACAATGGAATAGATATTCGCCTTTGTTCACATAAATGTAACCGCGAGCTTTCGCTTTGTTGGTATCACTGTCACCACAGATGGGACAACGAAAATTCCACAAAACTCCTGATTTGCGCTTGAAACGTTGGAGTTTTGTGGATAGAAGATTGATATATTTTTGTTCAAGCCACGACATTATATAGTCCTATGTATTTTACACCTACACGGTGATTATACAGGTCGTGTTAGAAGTGTCAACCGAAAAATTTGGACAGGTCAATCACATGCGAAGCTAGGAATCCGACCACAGCGGCACCGCCAGAAACGATCCATACCCACTTCTCTAGGTCGGTGATCTTTTTTATCATTTCAGCTTGCTGTCTACTATTGTCCTCGCGCATCGCTTTCATTTCGTCAAGAATTTTGTTGTTCAACTTCTCAATTTCTTGCTTGAAATCTTTCTCGGCGGATGTTATACGTTTATGGAGCATATCAGCGTTTTCCATCGCTTCATCCCTTCTTTTTTCAAGCAGCATAGAAAACTGCGCGCTCGACTTCTCTTGCTGTTCCAGACGACTACCCTGGACAGCTAGCAACTGGGATACAGTGGTGGATACTTCTGTTAATTTTTCGATAGTTAGGTCAAGACGGTCGACAAGCGTATTCACTTGCGCCATATCTGTTTTCAATTGACCTACTTCCTTTGCTAGATCGCTAATGTCAGTCATACGGGCGCTCTTCTCTTAAGTATTGATTTGAGGATTTTTGGCTGACGCTTCTTGAATACAGGCGGATTGGTCGGATCATTTGCATTTAAAGACGCAACTCCCGCAGTAGTATTGGTTGCAACTGCTGCTGCATCCTCTGCGATTTTTTCTTTGAAAGTTTTCATATCTTCCTCAATGCGTCTATTATAGTTTGATCCATCTCGATCTCGTCTGTGACGTAAGTCTTGCCTTCTTTACCGATATTGTAAACTCTATCAGGTAATATATTTAACATGACCAAAAACGGTTTGATATACTTGAGTTGCTTATCCATCTTCAAAAAAATAATCTTGCAAAGTACCGTTGGCCCGAATACGTTTTGCAAGATTATCAAGTGATTTAATATCAAACGCTCTTTCAAATCACCAGTAACAGCATAACGAGTTATTAGTTTTTTGATGTATTTGATGCGTCTCAAATCTTCATAGAATTCTTCAGTATCATGACATTGTGTGTTGTCATAATTTTTCGCGCAATACAGAATAAAATTGGAATCATCAATACGTTCAAACATTATCAGAATATAGTGGCCGAATATCTGATGTTAACGTTAGTTGTTGCCGCTGCATCTCTAGCAAAATACAAAGTTACAGTATTTGCGGCAGTATTAACTAGTGGAGCTAAACCAAATCCGATTTGAGTCGGTCCAATTTGCGTTGTATATACAGCCAAATTCGCATCACTGCCCATTGCGACAACTGAAATTGATCCGCCAGTTATAGTATTCGTGTAATTGTCACGAGCATGGAGTGTTACTTGGCAGCATCCTGTTTTGCCAGGCCCAATATCATATACTAAAAATGGGACTGGCGTTGTTCCGTTTGATGCAATAACAATACTGTTTGATATAACAGTTGTGTTAGGTATATTCGCTTGAACTAATGGTGTGATTGATTGAGCGAAGGAATTAATGGACATTGCTTTTGTTGAAGCAATTGACGCATTAGCTGCGTCCTTCAACACAACAATCTTATCAGTAGTAGCCACCGAAGTGGTCACCTGAAGTTCACTAATTTTCTTCGCTCTATCAGTCATAAATCACCTATTAGGTTGTAATTGTCAAAGTAGCGTTCGAAGACGTTACAGAAGCTGCGCCGCCAGTTGAGCTGATGGTAACTTTGAATGAAGTATTCGTAGTAACAACTGCTGAGTTGACAACGAGGTTCGCTGCAGTGGTCGTACCAACGTTTGCACCCGTTGCGAGTGTATCGCCGTTTGCATATGTCCATGCATATGACAACGTTGCGCCTGCAGGTGTAGATGCGCCGACAACACGGAAGGTAGCCGTTTGTCCTGCAGTCGTGTTCGCAGTGTTACCTGTAGGTTGTGTGACGATACGCAACTTATAGTCAGGCATTGCAGTATCATCTGAACCGTCTGAAGTAATGCCGCCAGCGACTAGAACTTCGTATGATACACGACCTGCACGTCCGCCAGAACCTTCTGTGCGAATGACCCAGCCGGTGTGTGCGATTGCAGGATTTGCTGCAACTTCATTAGAGTCAGCAGCGAATTGACCCACTTTGGCGCCATCGAAATATGCGTTTGCAGTAGTGTTGCCGTAGAAAGCATCACGGTTTGCGGTGTTCGGTGTTTTCTTGACTTGTGCAACAGCCCAGTTCACTGAGTTTGCTGCGCTGTCATCCATTTTCCATTGTGACATTTTTTCCTCCTAGGATATTTCTTATTATTTATTCGTCATCTAGAGTTAACATGTCTAGCAAGAAGTGTGATTTTCTACCGATACTTTTCTTCTTGCCGTTAACAACGAGAGCAGTGTCTCCAGAAGCAACACCCTTCACTTTGTTACGTTCAATAACGAATTTTCTAGAAACGTCCTTTTCTGTTTTAGCTAACACTTCGACTTCAATCGCAGGTGTTTCTGGATTTAATTCCGGCACCACTTTTGATGATGCCGTAATTATTTTCTTAGCAATGATTGCCATTACTTCTTATTCCAACCTGGCTGTGCTAGGCTAACTTTAGGCTTGGCAGTTGTTGTTTCTGCTTTACCTGCGATGTGAGCAAGCATACCTGCGTGACTTCCACCCATGCGGCGCTGCGCTTTGAAGCGATCACCTGCGGTTTTTAAGCTGTCATGGGCAGTCAATGCTTTGCGTGCTTGTGCTGCTGAAATTTGACCAGTGGTATTGTTCAAATACTTGATGGTGTTGGTTCCAGAATCATGCTCGCCGCGCTCATTATTTGCTGCCTTGCGAAGTTGAACTAGAATGTGTTCAGTATCGCCTGCATCTGACTTCTCAGGTTCTGCTGCCTTGGCTGCTGGAGCTGCTGCTTTGGTATCAGATGTTGAAACTTTTGACGCAGCGTCTTTGTTCTTCGGCGGACGACCGCGACCACCTGGCTTCCAAGTTGGCTTAGGAGCTGCATTAGGATCAACTGCCTTCTTAGGACGACCGCGACCACGCTTTGCCTGCTCTTCTTCTACCAATGCAATTGCGTCTTCAACAGAAATATCTTCTTCAATAGAGAATAGAGCTTTGACTTTTTCTACGAAATCTTCAGCCACAACAACCCAACCTTCAGCCTTCATCTTTTCGATGGTGCGTGGATTGTAACGCATACGCTTGGTTGCGCCACCTTTACGAAGAACCATTGTTGCGGATTCTTCGATTTCGACTTCTTCCTTCGCCATTCTGCTTTTCTTTATAGCTTTGATGGTTTTATCATATGCCATATCAAGACCTTTGTCTCTCTTCTTTGCAGTTGCTTTGTCGCCTGACTTAACTGATGAATCTAGGCTAGCATTTGCTTTTGTTCTATAATCATTGCGTTTAGCAGTGGTATCGAGAACTTCATCAACTTGTTCTGCGTCTTCTTTGACTTCTGCTTCTTTAGCAGCTTTCTTCATAGGTTCTGTCTTATTTCCGTCCTTATCAAGATCTAGGAAATCAGGCTTTGCCTTCTTGTGTTTCTTTTCTGAAAGTTCAGCAGCATTTGCTCTAACTTTATTGATTGCCTCAAGGAAAGAGGCGCTCACTTTGTCTTGAGACATATCTTCTTCTCCGTAGTTGTATTCGTCATCAATGATTTTAGTCTTCACTTGCGCCATTTTATTCTTTACTGCTTGATAATCGGCAGCAGGGTTTGGGGTGACTTCACCAGCAGGCATATCACCCTTTACTGTAGGAACAGTTTTGTCATCAGTGCCGGGACGAGGAGTATTTACACCCATTGCCCTAATTGTTTCCATCAGATTCTTCATGGGTTATCTCTTTATGGTAGCACGCATCATCCATCCATGCTTCTCATGAATATCTATGCGATCTTGTAGGAAGTTTGCGATGCCAACAGAACCGACTTGTTCTGCAGTCTTCTGTGCGATCTTCAGTGAAGTAATGATTTTTTTGTTGTCGTCTTCTAGCTTAGTGAACATGCCATGAGCGTCAGGCACATTGACTTCATCTTGAATTTGAGACAGTTCACGGAAACGACCTAGTGAACCTGGAACATATGCATCTAGTGTGCGAATGTGTTCTGCGATTGCGTCAACTGCACCCCATGTTTCGTTATATAGGTCATCAAAGAATCCGTGATATTCTTTGAAATTAGGACCTTCAACGTTCCAGTGGAAGTTGTGTGCTTTCAGGTAAAACGCAAAAGTATTTGCGAGTACCGTTTTCATCTGTTCGATAAATTCATCCATGTTAGCAATTCCATTTTCTTAGTGATTTGTTGATGCGTGAGTTTGGATCATTTGCTGTTTTAGCAGACGTCAGTCTTTTCTTCATACCGCTCATTCTAGCGCAAAATGATTTTCTTCTTTTCGCTGCTTTAGAACCAGGTTTCAATTTTGAAGGTTTAGTCGTTACTGCGGTTTTCAGTTTTGAACCAGGATTTTCTCTTCTATAGGATTCAACGCCTTTTTGGTTGAGTCCGCCTTCAGGATTTTTACCCTCTTTGCGTTGCCATGCAGCAGATTCTTTTACTTGAGAGTTTTCGAAATCTTGTTTTGTCGGCGCACCCTTTGAACCAGGTTTACGCATTCTCTCACCCGAACCATTTTTAATGCGTTCACGTTTTGCGTTAATGTTATCCCACAACCCGTTTTTCTCAGTTATGAATTCTGAAAAACTAAGCATCAATCGCCCCCCTTAGAACTTGAACTTTTTGCAGGGGGGAGGCGCTTAATTTTTCCAGTAATCATGCGAACAGGAACGTCTGAAACCTCAACTTTTTTACCGAATCCACCTGTAGTAGTTTCAGTTATTTTCTTCTCCCCCGGAGTGTCTTTTTTATATGTATTTGTCAGCGATTTCGTGCCGATCAAACGCTTTTTAGGATCAACGTTGCCTTCAGACATCGGATCCATAGATTTGTTTTTGATGACATTGATTTCTCTACCCGTTGGTTTCTTTTTCAACGTGGGTGTGGTGTCAATGAAAGGATTACTCGACTTTTCATTGATCTTGATTTCGCCGTTATTTCTTCTGACAAATTTAGCAGGTTCACCCGGGCGATGTAGCGCGATGACCTTAGAGTCTGCGCGGGTGGTATGTGCTTTGTCGCGCACTTTTAGATCTTCATCAATCTGTGCTGCACGACCGCCACTAATAAATGAATTGACACGACTGAAGCCGTATTGCATAGGAGTGCCACTTTTTCTAGCATTCCATGATTGCACGCCGCGATAATACACTTCTGCGAGTGTTTCGAAGTCGTATTCTGATTTTTCGGATTTTCTTTTGAGTGCAACTGTAACTGCAGATTCTTTCAGATGTCTTTTCTTCTGAAGATTTGCAACTGCACGCTGATACATAACAGGATCGTCACTGACAAGTTTCATCAACTTATCCAAAACGTCAACAATATATTTGCGCAACACAACTGTCTTTACAGCGTCACTAGGATTCGACAATGCTTGTCTGTATTTGTTTAGTTGATCTTTGTCTCCTAAACCTACTTTGAGCAACTTTTCCAATTTGTCGTCTAGTTGCTCTGTCAAAACAGCATCAATGAATAGATCGACTGTTTCTTGTGACATAGTGAATGCTGATTCTGCTATACGCAATTTATTCTTTTGCGCTAAGCGTAGCATTCTCTCAGCGAGGGGAGTTTTAGCCACGACAGGACCGCTTTCCACGACACCAGGGAGCTGAGGATTGGTGTTAATAACAGATTTGACCGATTTGGTCTTTTTGAGGTCTTTTTTATTCTTATCTACTTGTTCCATCGGAGTTTTCCTTAGACTGATCCGAAAAATTAAAACAGATCCTTGTCGTGGCTAAAAACAACAAGAATCTGATCTGGGATTGGCGTGCCCTGACCAGATGATGTTATTTATAACAATTTAACGGTTAAGTTTCAAATCCGGCATAGATCCGTTCTGCAACATATAGTTGTATGCGAATGATGCATCTTTCTTGTATTCGATTTCTGCCCATCTGCGAATGTCAGAGTCTTTTACTTTTTTTGCTTTGAATAGTGTTGCGATTATAGCGTGTATCATTTGTTTTTCCTTTCGACAAAATAAAATCGTCGCCCACATTATGCGGCGACGATTCGTTATATCAGTATTTATGAAAATATGTTATGCGTTTATTGCATTGCCGCTATCAGGCTGGGTTGGTCACGAGTAGAATGTCAAAGGTCCCTGTGGCTGAAGCACCGCCAGTTGTTGATAGCGCTGTCATTTCGATGTCCGTTTTTTCAGGAAGGACAGTGGGATACGGAAATTCATACGAATAAGTCGTAGCACTCAATGCAAATATGTGTCTAGCAAAAGGTGATGCGTTTGCAGATTTAGAATATAGTCTAAATGTTGCGTCGCCACCCTTCGGCACTGATGCCGATATCTGTGTCAAATAACCCGTAGTGCCTTTAGGAATGGTATACACACCTTGTAATGATTGTCCATCGCCGTCCCGCAAACACGCAAGAACATCAGTGTTTCTGATTGTGACGTTGCCGACGATAGTATTTGATCCTATAACGCTCAAGCGCTGGATTCTAAGATAGGACTTTGTTGTAGCAACGTTAGTAGTGCCGTTTAGTGTTATTGTTTCTGATATAGGACTATAGTTAGCGTCAAGTCCTGAAACTAGAACTTGTTTAGTTGCGTCATCTGATGCACTAGTAGATACTACGTTCATTGTTGACGCTGCAGCAGGAAATGTATATCTTCCTGATGTGATACCACCCGACATGATAACTGTTTCAGTGCCATTAGGCAATGATGGTATGAATCCTAAACGATGGAGCCATGTTGCACCCGTGACTAGCCCTCTTGCAATGTTGATACGTTCTTCTGTTATGAAAAATTTAACGCCCATGATTACGCCTTATAATGTGTTAATTTGACTTCGCCGTCAGGTTGATGTTCTACATGATGTCCGTGGAACGAAACATCAGGATGTTCTTTTTTCAGCGCAAGCATAGCATCAATATTAGGCTTGTGATCGTCATACAGATGAACTTCTTTATGTCCATCTTTTTTGATGGCATCTGAGATCACTTTCGCCTTTGCTTCGGGTGTCGGCAGAGGGATATTGCCAGCACGGCGAACATGCGTCTTGCCGGGACTAATGTCAACACCATATTTCTTCCAGGTCTTTGCGAAGGCGTGCTTATCGTCAAAGTCAGAACGTGCAGTTAGGATTTCTGTCTTTCCGCCGTTCTTGTGAATTGCTTTCATTTTTGCAAGTACTTTGCGAATAGGTTTTGCCTTCTCGAAATTCTTTGCTGAGCGAAACTCTGAGTAATCATAACTATGACCCGCAGGCAATGTGTGGTGATTGTATTCTTGTGGATCCAATGACGCTACTCTTTTACCTGATGGGTCATTGACATGCACTTTAGTTGCATCAGTGTGCATCAACGTCTTGTCAACGTCAAAGTAATGAATGCTTTTTTCTGTGAGTAGATATTCGCTGAATGTTTTCATTGTCATCTCTTTAGTGGTATCTTGCCAGAATCAATGCCTGCCTTGACCTTACCCATGACTTCATTTGACTCTTTACGAGAGAACATAGGTCCGAGGTGACGATGGAATTCTTCTTCGTTACCTTCATGGGCAGCAGCACGCATTTTCGTTCCTGACATTCCGTGACTGCGATCAGAATCTTCTGGCGTATGAATAGTGATGGAATCAAACTTACGTCCTTCCATCTCTTTTATTTTACCCGCCTCTAGAGATTTTTTCAACCCCTCAGCGAAAGATTTTCTGTCAGCGCCGACAAGAATATGTAGGTGCTTGGGTCCTGATCCCTCCATAGAGTCATGTGCTGCACGGATTGACTCACCCGCGCCGCCTGCAATGTGAACTTTGACCTTGCCCTTACCCCACTGCTTCTCTAGAATGCCTTTGCGTTCTTCTGGCGAAAATGCATCTGCCTTTGATGAGATGCCGATATGTTTTTCACCTGGAAGTTTTGCAAGTGACCCACCTAGGTCTTTTGCATGACCCATGTGTGAGATAGGACTAAACCCAACCATCGGAATGACAGAAGCGTGTTGTTCATCTTCTTCACGCAACAGGAACTTAATGAATGATAGCATGTTACTCGTCCTTTGTTCCTAGAGTTGACTTCAGGTGAGCAATTGCTTTCGTGCTGTCAACATTTTTGTTGCTTGCCATGCTGCCTTTGAACTTGTCATAGATTGCTTGATGTTGTTCAGCAGGAATATGCTTCTTAATAGAATCAGCGAGACCCACAAACGAATTGACCTTTTCGTGATCTGCTTTAGGACCAAACAAAGATTTGGAAACTTCTTTAGGGGCTGCAACACCCGGATCATCTGCGTTTGTTCTTGAACGTAATCCGTGAGTGATAGAGAATTTCTTATCAGACGCAGACGCAACAGCATTCAATAGAATCTTGTGATGCGCACCTTTGACGCCATTCTTTGCATCTTCCCACGAAGAACTATGTAGGAACTGCTCATGCTCTGCAGGTTCATGTCCGTGATATTGGACATGCTCAAAGTCAAACTGATGATGCTCGCCATTGTCATGACGCATAACCGCATGAGTTTCATTGCCTGATTTTTTGATGCCGACAAGTGTGTATTTGCCAAAACGTTTACCAATGTTAGAAGTTAGATGTGCATGTAGCGCATCTTTGTGTTCTTTAGGAACTTGAACGTCAACGTCGCCGACAGTGGGTTTGTGTTTAGCAAATTCTTTGTCGCTGATGTTACCCGCTTTAGGGTCTTTGTTCATGAATTGTCTAGTGGACCCAGAATATGCAGATCCCGATTTCAACGCAGCAGTATCTTTGCCGAATAGGTGATTTCCTGTTTCAGCATGGAATGAGTCATGCAACGCATGAAGTGCATCATGAACATCTCCTGCCTGCTCTGTTCTATTTTTAACTGCAAAAGGCGCAGCGGCAACTTCCTTGCCTTCTGCGTCTTTTACTTTGATATTCCCACCTTCAAGAATGAATTGTTTAAATCTGATCATTTTGCACCTGTTGTTCTATTCTTGAAATTCTTTGATTCGTCTGATGCTTTGTATGCACGGAATGCGTCAGACGTAATTTTGAAACGAGGTGCCTCAGAACCTTCTTCAGGATGCACGACGAGTCCTTCACTACCCGAACCCCACTTCGGCATGATGCCCATTGATTTGACATGTTTATCTACAGCGTCTGATACTGCTTTCTTCACCTTCTCGAACTTAGCAGTTTCTTCCGCTTTTGCAGCAGCCTTTTCAGGCTTCAATCTACCCTTGGCGTTCAACGCTTCAGTATTAATATCTTTCATGCCTTCAAGATGCTTTGATACATCTACTTCACCTGGTTTGAAATTCTTGATGTTATCATCATCAAAATTCATTTCAGGGGTTGACAATTCTTTCTTGAACTTTTCAACTTCGTGGTGTTGATTCTCAGGAAGGCGAGTGTGAATAACAAACTTGCCAACAGATCCCATATGCTCAGGATGATATGACGTTCCGACAAATTTGATTTCGCCAGGGACTTCAGAAGGTCTTGCGAGCGCTCTCGAAAACAATTCTCCGCGAAGTTTTGTTTCGCCTCCGCTACGTTCAGCGGTTGATTGAAGATGCTGCAACAAAGGTTTGTTCTTCTGCAACGCAGCATGGGCAGCAGCAAACGCATTGACGCCAGTCAATTCTAATGGTTTACCTGTTTCTTGACTTCTACGCTTAGCACGTTCAATATAATCTTCAGGTTTACGCATCTTTTCGCTACCTGAACCCGAAGACTGAGTATAGAACCCATTTTCATCATGTCCCATCAGGAATGTTGAGCCATCAGTTTTTTCCGTAGCAGATGAAATTTTAACTTTGCCATCTTTTGTCAATCTAGAAAATTGATCATGATCCATTGTAGTAATGTGCGGCAATCCTTGGCGGATACTTTCAGCTATGAATGATTTAAATCTCAACATGATGCTCACTCTTTAGAAGGATCAAATGCAGGTCCTCCATTATGACCTAATGTTCGCTTAAACTTATCCATATGGTCATCATTGTCCAAATTGACATGACTGTTGACCAGCCCACCCTTGCCGTGTGGCTGGAACATGATTGTTCTGGAAGATCCTGCGTTAGCACCCGTTTGTTTTTGACGAATTGACCACAAACCCTTTCCTGACAATCTAGGCAAGCCGTGTCCAGTTGTGTCAGTATCACCAACTCGATATGTTCCATGACCACCGCCCACATGTAAAACGTCAACATGGTGATCTTTCAAATATGATTCTGCCGGTGCTAAGTCTGGGTGAGGGATTCTTTCAGTTTTAGCTCTGCCTGAATTTGTTGTTGTAGCTTTAGAAGGATCTGGCACAGTTTTATTTAGATGGTCAATGAGACCTGCCTTTTCTACAGCTGCTGCGTATTCTGGTCTCTTTGCTCTCGCGCTGTCAGGAATATGCCAACCACCCTTTGCAGGATCATGTCTTACAGTGATTTGGCCGAATGCTGCAGTCGTATCTTTTTTGACTTCACCTGACAACAGACCCTTTTCTGCGACGATGCGTCCTTGGTGTTGTGTCTTTTTACGTTTGTTGATAATGGGAACATCTGTTCCAGCTGTTGACCCTGCAGGATTAAATCCTTCGGGGACTAAACCATGTGCTTTGAATCTTTCAAACGTCGCTTTCTCGTATTTGTGACCCTCATTCTCTACGCTAGTAGCACCTGTAGGTTTATTTAATTTAGCAATAGGAACGGAAACTTTATTAGAAGAATTTGCAGCAGATACGATTGCGTGATGCTTGCCATTTACGATTTCATGCCCATGGATAGTTACGCTATCACCTTTTTTGATTTCGGGCGAGATGTCAGCGGATGTCGTATGAGTTCCCTCTGCATGTCCGGGCTTGCCTGGCAGATATTTGCCGATATATTTCTGAGCGTGGCGGTCACCCTCAGTTTCATATTTGGATCCGTGGATGTCGAAATTGTCTGGGTTGCCCGCCTTGGCGTTCAGTTTGCCCTCAATCAAAAATCCTTTGAAAGATAACATAAAAATCTCCTAATGTGAATGATATTTTCATGTATTTATCAAATCCAATTCGGTGCAAAGGCATTAGTCCACTTATGCAGATCTTTCTTACCTTGACGATAGTAATTGCGGTAATTTTCGACAGGATCATCAGAGATGATATACTTGTCGTCCATAGCACACAACATGGGAGTTTCGTCCCATTCTTTAAGGTTGAGCGGCGGAGACTGCAGAGTGTAAGCCATCGACTGACACTTATGGACCTTGCCGTAGCGATGCGTATACTCGCCAAGCAATGCATAGAAGTGGTCAGACAACCAGATGTAGTTGCTGACTGATGTGCGACACCACACCGCAGACGGGTGATTGACATGGGTTGCTTTGTATAGGATATTTTCGCGGTCGTCAGACAACTGCCAACGCTTGATGCGACGACCCGACGAGGAGTCAACGTATTCCTTACCGTCAAGGACACGGTGTGCGGTTGAAAGCAATTGTGCTGACTCTAGGATCATTTTGACAACGTGCTTGTCAACCATCCAACGGGCAGCTTGTTCTGGGTCACGGTCGATGTAAAAGATATTCAAGGTAGTTCTCCTGTATTGTTTTCACAACATACAAATATGAGAAAAACATGTCAACCAATAAAAAAAGGGTCCCGAAGGACCCTTTAATGACACTGCTGAGCAGAACCCCACTGGCATTCTTGATGCTACCTCAGCTATTCCTTCGTGCGATAAATGCACTCTTGCCGCTTACGTTTTTCAACGTAAAGTGTCAAATGGTTGGGTGACAGGACACAGCGTCCAATCAAGTGCTTTATTTATGTTTTCTTATAGTTAAGATTGAAAAAATCTGGGGTCCAACCATCAAAACCACCACCAAAATTTAGATGGCGTGACATTTTTCTCGCACTTTCTTCGTCCTGCATAGTCAAAACGATACAGGTCTCATCACTGCCTGTTTTACGTTCAACGATGTTTGAAACGTCACCTTCGATCACAACCTTGTAGCCCATCATTTAAAGTCCTTGAATTTTCCAGAGTCAAACTTTTTGCGGAAGTTGGATTTGAATCCACTTTCCTCTTCGTCGCGCTGACCGAACTCAGTTCGATCCATGACACCCGAATCAAGTAAGTCATCTTGACCCGACTGTTCCACATCATACAATTTCATTTTAGATCTGTCAACCCCTACTACGAACCTTTTGAACATTGATGGATCGTTGTAACGATTCTTCAATTGTTTCACCATGATCTGGTTTAGTTCTTGAAGTTGTTCAGTAGAGATAAGAGCAAACATGAAGTCAGCAGTTGCGGGCAAACCAAACGATTCCGAAGTGTCAGTCAGGTCAACGTCCGAGTTCGAATAACCTGAACGAGTCGTCTGCGTTGCCGTCACAATCGGAACGTCAAATTCAACTGCGAGCCCACGGAGTTCTTCTGCAATTGCTTTGATGTATGTATAGGAGTTGACGTTTGCACCCATCTTGATTCTCGATGATGCACAAATGTTTAGGTAGTCGATGTAGATAATATCCGGTTTGAAGTTGCGCTTCAACTTCAATTCGTTCAGCAGGTGTCTGAAGTTTGCAGATCCTGCTGATGCGGTCGGGTATTCCTTGATAATCAACTTACCCGTAGTCTTTGCTTGCAACCGAGCGATCTTCTTCTCATACACATCCCTGGGCATGAGTTCAAGTTCGTCAATAGGCACATTGAGCATATTCGCGTCAATACGTTCTGCGATACGCTCTTCTGCCATTTCAAGCGTGATATAAAGCACGTTGAAGTTTTGCAACAAATTACCTGCAGCACAATGACACATGAACAAAGATTTACCGACACCTGTGCCTGCGAGAGCAACGTTCAGTGTCTTGTTGGGCAACCCGCCCTTAGTGATCTTGTTCAGAAACTCAATGTCAAACGGAATACGCTTTTCCTTGAGATGATAGAAATCATAACGAGGAACATAGTCCTCAAGGAAGTCGTGACCGATGCTTGTGTCAAACGACACCGCGAGTGCTTCAGATAGAATTTGTGGAATGGATCCCTTTGACAGGGACCCACTCTTATCATCAATGATGTTAATACTTTTCATGATAGCGTTGTATATTGCTTTATCCTGACAGAACTTTTCTGTCTGATCAACCAACCAGTCAATCTGAGTGTCCTCATTGACACCCAGTGCTTTGACATACGCTTCACTCTGCTTATACTGTTCCTCGTTCAGATTGTCACGCATTGACAGATCAATCGACAACGCTTCTTTTGACGGAAACTTGTTATACTTTTTAACGTATTTGTCGATTTCGTCAAAGATCGTCTTTTCAGTATAATCCGAAAAGTATTCTGTTTTTAGGAACGGCATAGTCTTACGAGCAAAGTCCTCATTGTAAATCAAATGAGAGAGAATTGTCGTTTCAATCCGCATTGTTTTCCATTACCTCAAAATCATCTTCGTCAATCAAACTGCCAGTAGACAACGCATACTTTTTGTGAATGTAATCTGCGAAGTCAGTTTCTTTGAACATCTTCATCCACAGATCTTTGTTGTCTACAATGTCACCGGCACGCATATTTTTGTCGGAAACTTCGCCAGTCGTGCGATCAACGAGCGCATACCAACCTTGTTTCGTCTTCGTAATATAACCCCCTTCTAGCGCATTGTCAAACAACCCTGACCAGCGATTGATGCCGCCTTCGTAAGAAATATTGATCATGATCTTCGACTTCTCACGGACGTAACGAGATTTCTCGATATTGATCACGAAGTTGTAACCCGAGATCTCACCGCTAGATTCTTTCTCTTGCTGACGACCGAGGATCCAAATATTGTCGGCGCCGTAATACGAACCAGTGCCGCCCGATACGATGTCTTTAGGATACAACCCGATTTCCTTGTAGGTGTGGTTAATCGCCACACAAGGAATGTCTTTCAACGTCAAGTGAGGAGTAATCATACGGAACAGCGACTTCAACTGCTTTGCACGAGACATGTCAGCGACTGATTTCTCATTCATTGCATCTTCGACTTCTTTCTTTGATGCAACGTTGCCGATAGAGTCGATTACAATCATCACATGCTCATTACGATCAAGCGATGCTAGTTGTTTCATCATATCGAACTTGAGTTCTTCAACGTCAGTGATAGGAGTATGCACTACGCTGTCAAACGAAATTCCGTAAGATTTGAAATACGATTGCGGCGTGCCGAACTCGCTATCATAGAATAGAATGATCCCGTCCTTATACTTCTTCAGGAATGCAGATGCAAGCAGCAACGCAAAACCTGTCTTGAAGTGTTTTGACGGACCCGCAAGCATAGTAATACCTGGGACAATACCGCCGTCAATTGTGCCCGACAGTGCAACGTTGATCATAGGAACGTGGGTCGGGATCACATCCTTTTTTGTGTAAACTTTACTATCTTCCAACGTTGACGTATACGAGATGGTAGAGTTCTTGATCAATTTATCTCTGAGATTACTCATGCTATTCCTCTTACTTGAGTTTCATTATTGATTTTTTGTTGATTTCAACAGTGTTCTTGCGCGGACGACCTCGAGGCCTTTTCACAGGGACAGGAGGTGACACAGGTTGTTCAATCACTTTTAACGCAGTTCTCTGATTTTGTAAACCAATATTTGCAGCGATCAGCAGAAGGATCGCCAGCGGGTCGAAAACAAACACCAAAGTGATTATCACCCATCGAACTGCTGATTCCAATTGAGTTTTATCTGCACCAGAATAAATCAGATCCGCAATGTATTTCAAAGGACCTACTTCTGCTTCTAGTTTAGTTTGCTCGACTGTCAACTTCGCCTTTTCTGTTTGTAGATCATCAACAGATTTCATCGAAGTGTCAATAATCGACTGCAAACGATCACGTTCATCTTTCTGTCTTTCACGGACAGCAATGGCGCCATCTTCACCACGCAGACGTTGTGCATCCTGCAGAACTTTTACAGTAGTGTCCAATTGCTGGATAACAACTTCAGCGTCACTGATTTTCTTAGTTTCACGGGCGATTTTAGCATCAAGTTGTTCAATCATGACAGTGTTATCTGCCGTGTTGATCGTTTGCTCAATGTGCGCTTTTGATAGGAATCCAAAGATACCCATGCTCGTGATAAACATCAGAACGACAACAGAAGCAGTCAGATAATATCTGATGCCTCGCGGTGCCATTTTCCAGTTGCGATGTAGCCAAGCAGTCGTTACGACTTTGCCTACCTCGAGTGTGGTGCCCATGATAACAATGGGCCAGAATGACGCCGAAAAGATCGCCGTCAAGCCAATAATTGAGTACCACCCCGCTACCGATGAAAGTACCAGGGCGATTAACAGTGCTAGATAATTAATCATTTTTCTATGTAATCTTTGAGTTTCTTTTTGAATGCTTCGATTTTCTTAACCCGATCAGGCCAGTGAATGTATTCCTTGTCAGGATTAGCCATTAGGTTGTTGAGTAGCGGGAGGATCATGTTATAGATCCCCTGCGCTTTATCTTCGGGAAGCAATTCGTCCGTGCTTGTGAATGAAAAACCAAAATCGTCATCATCTAAATTTGGTATATGATCTGCCATATTATCCTCTTAAAAGAAGTCCTCGATAGTTACTCTTTCCTCATGATTCCACCCAATAGAGTCAAGGATGGTTTTCAGCGGTTCGAGGAATGATTTCTCGAACTGCATATCATAGTCGATGTAGTTATGAAGACCTAGTTGCTTCGGTAGTTCATCGGGAACCGAGATGACAGGATTGTGCAACGGGTTCGGCATCTTCAAGTATGCAAACTTGATTTTATCACCTTCGAAGATCACAGGATACTTCTTGTCGAGTCCCTTCTTTGCAAGGAAGTCGTTGTATAGAAGTGCACCTTTGACTTGGATCGGTGTGCCTTTGCGATAAATTTGACTTGCGTCTTTGTATTTATGCATACCATTACACCCGCGAGGGAAAGCAACCTCGTCAAACGGCAAAGTGTAGAACTCTGTCTTAAATTCGTCAATATATGCCTGCAGCGCCTTCTCATCCTTGTTCATGATGATTTCTAGTGCAGTTTTGATAGATTCACGAACCGAAGAAGGTGTTGACGAGCGAACTGCTTCAATACCTTGCATCTTCAACTTAGGTGTCGAATACTCAACGCCTTCGAGGTTATATACGTTCAGAATGTATCGTTTCTTCGCAGTCCAGATACCCTTGTTCGCAATAGCCTCGCGCTTCATCTTCATCTTCTGAGCAAATGCATTAACATATTCAGAAAGCTCTTGATAACAACTATCAATGTAAGGCTCAATCTTCTCACGACATACTTTATCCATGTATCGTGTGATTTCAAGATCAGACGGAGTTTCAGCTCTTCCAGCAAACACCAACTCGACCAGTCGATCAAAGTTAACATACATCGAGTCCGTATCGCAGGCAATGACATAATCTACTCCATTTGTTTTGAACAATTTATTCATGTATTCATTCATCTTGTTCGCCATCCAACGAATAGACAACTGACCCGACAACGTAATTGCTTCAGCGTGGTTAATATCGAACCAACGGAAGTATTGGTTTCCGAGAGCACCATAAGCTGAGTTCAACTGAATCTTCTTTGCCTGCTGCATGTTGTGATAACGAGCGATGTCTTTACTCGCCTGAATTGCTTCAGGTGATTTCTTGTCAGCAAAGGATTCATACAGTTTCTTTGCCTCGATCATCTTCTGCTTGTAAACAACACGGTCGTCATACATCTTCTGCATCAGTTTCGATAAGAAACCTTGTTTCTTTTTGTCATACAGACACAGATTAGCAGTGATAGTGCAGTTACGATCAACAAACTCCTCACGAATCTCATTCAATTTGCCTTTGAGCAAATCGTCAACCGACAGATCATAAGGCAGTCGCATCAGGAAAGTATCAGGCGAGATGTTATACTGCATGATAAGGTGAGGATACAGCGAGTTCAAGTCGAAAGACACAACCCACTTATACATCGCAGGCACAGGTTCCTTGACGTATCCGCCCGGCAGATCACGATCCTGAATCTTGTTCATGAACTGCGGGATCACATACTTGTTCTCTAGGAGATAGTTGTGAATGATAACGTCCCATGGCTTCACCGATGCAAACGTATCTTCATAGTTCACCTTAGCGTCATATGCAAGTGCATATACAAGTTCGAACAACTTCAACTTGTCATCTAGTTTTGCAACCAGCGCAACGTCATGAATGTTGTAGTCGATGAACTTCTCATAGTTCTTAATATACAGATCATACAGAGAATCATACTCAGAATAGTCGAGTTTCTTTTCACCGAGTTCGACGTATGCAATATAGTCGAGTTTGTATGTTTCTTGTTTGACGTAAGTGTGTTTCTTATACAGTTGTTGATAGTCGAGAACTGCAACACCCATAGGACGATACGCCTGTTGCTTACGTCCTTTCGACTCAACTTCGTGTTCCTCGAGAATGCCCCAAGGAGATAGTTTCTTTGCTTCACGTTCACCTAGCAGTTTCGTGATACGGTTTACCAGATACGGAATGTCGAAGAACTCGACGTTCCATCCCGTCACAATGTCAGGATTCCATGAAGGCATATTCCAAATCTTGATGAAGTTCGACAGCAAAGCATACTCGTCTTTGCACAGAATGAACCGAACCTTGTCTGACTTGGGAGTGTATTCCTGCATACCTAGAACGATATACTCATCCCGCAATTTCATGGTGATTGCGGTGACAGGCACCTCTGCCTTCTGTATGTCAGGGAACCCCTCATCTGTAGGAGTTTCAATGTCGATATTCAACACATTGATAACTTCGGGATCATACTCGATGTCTCCCGGGTAGTTTTCGTAAATGAAAGTGTATTGGAATTTGTCGAGACCGAACACCGACAATCCCGAGACGTCTTTATACGTCCGCAGGAAGTCGCGCGCTTCAGCAGGCGAGTCGAAGTTCATACGATCAACTGGCTTGCCGTCAAGCGTGCGAAATTTCGTATTGCCAGTTTTCGACGTAATGAATAGAAATGGATTGTAGGGGATGTATTCCTGGACACGTTTACCATCCTCGTAACCGCGAAGGAGGATGTTGTTGCGGACAAGGTTTACGGAAGTATAGAATTTCAAAGCGTCACTCCTTATTGCGTTCACTCATTATAGCATCACATTGTAAATATGCAACCGAAAAAACGAAAAAAGGGAGCCGAAGCTCCCTTAGTCGTTGTAGTATTCCCATCCAGGTACTTCTACAGGTTTTGTATCTTTCTTGTCACTCATATTCTTATACCTCTGTCCCAATTTCTCATTAGTGTTTCGAGGTGTTGAAGACTAGTCGCTTGAGCGAAATACTCTTCCATGAGTTGTGCCTCAGTCTTGCGATTGAGTCTTAATTTGCGTAAAAACGCTAACATATTACTTCTCCGTGATGTCTATCTTGCGAGATTTAGAAAGAGGTGCAAGATTCTCAAGGAAAATCTTAAGCATACCATTAACTAGCTCTGCGTTCTGAATTTCGACAGAATCAGCAAGAGTGAAGTTGCGAGTGAATGCACGGTTAGCAATTCCGCGATACAGGAAGAACGGATCGTCATTACCTGCGTCAGAATTTACGTTACCTTTGATTGAAAGCGTTTTGTCTTTCAATTCAACTTCAATGTCTTGCTTGCCGAAACCCGCAACTGCCAATTCAATGACATACTTGTTTTCGTCAATTTTTTTGATATTGTATGGGGGATAATTCGGAACAGCTTTCTGCATAGATTCTAGCTGTTTTGCGACGCTATCAAATCCTACAAGTGTAGGGAATTGCTTGAAAAATGCGTCAAAGGGATTGGTGTTTGGATTGCAAGAATTCATAGGTTCCTCCTAAAAAGCAAGGTTATTATCGTTCACCCATTATGGCGTGAACATTCTTATTTATCACGTTAGATCATTAGATATAATGTGTAGTGGCAAATTTTTCAAGATCAACTTCTGATCTTTTTTATCGTAAACGAAAAAGTCGCCACGAGTGCCTTTGATAGTTCGTGTAGGTCTGCGTAATGACTTTTCATTCAAACGATACACAGCACCTTCTTTGGTATCAACGAAATACACATGCATTCCGATACCGTAATCTTTAGCCACACCGAGATATTCATTGACTTGTGCTACGTCAATGTTGATCATGCCGTTGTAGCCCTTTTTAGTTTTGACTTCAACGAATTTTTCGGGGATTTTAAAATCGGGCAGTCGTCTATCTTTCTTGTCACGATAGACACCTTCTGACCCATACTGAGAAACGTGTTGCAGTCCCTCTTTGTGTTTCGAGTAAAGTAGACCGTATACTAAGGCCTCACCTTTATCTCCTGCTTGTTTAGCATTCATAAAATTAGACAATCAAAACCTCATGATAATGGCGGAGCGCCTGGGAGTCGAACCCAGTGGCCGCTTACACGACCTACAGATTAGCAATCTGCTGCATTACCGTCCTGCCCGCGCTCCATTTCTTTTTTGTGTTCCTTCAACAAAACATCTTCGCGGAAGTCGTATGCGCTGCAACAACCACAGCGCATACGTTTCGTTTTCTTACCCTTCATATTGACATTACCTGCGCCACTAGGGACGGGTGATTTAGGCAACCCTCATACCCCTGCCATGTGCGATACCGTCAGCACCGAAAGATGCAGCCCAAGATTCAGGCTTCAACTTTGGTTCAATACCAGTCATGCCAAGGACATAACCTGCTGCTTCGTTTGCAGCGCAGTTTGAACCGTGCTTAGGGTCAGTATTAATGTCAAGGTGAATTTCAACATCATACTCGTCAATGAATGGAATCAATTGAGTGTATAGTTGGCAAACCTTTGATACTTCATTCATCATACGCATTTTCGGACGATTCTTCTTCACATCAAAATCTGGTTCGATTGAGATGTTGTTGAAGATACGGCATCCGTTCTTACCGTTCATGTGAACAATAGCAACAGTTGCATAACGAGCATACCATCTGCCATCTTTCATGAAACGAACTGAGTCACAACCCAAATATACCTTCGACGTTTTGTCGAGACCAATGAGTAGATCAACGATTTGTTCAACTTGTCCTTGTGAGAACATAATTACACCTTTATTTCTCCATTTGCTTTATATACACGATTTCGTAACTCGGTACTACTATATCCATGTCTACGTTTGTTGAAGTAGCATGGAATATCTAAATCTCTTCCAGTGAAGTGTTTGTCTTTGTATTCTTCACCTAGTATTCTAATATCAATTGGCAAAGT